TCAACTAGTATTTATGCTGACCCAACTACTTCCACTATGTACACTGAAAGGCTAATAGCAACTTCAGTATCAGCATCGCTCACAGGATCATTAACAGGAGCATTAATTGGAACATCGAGTTGGGCTATAAATGCCAATACAGCATCATACTCCCCATCTGGATTCCCATACACTGGTAATGCTATAATAAGCGGATCATTAGTTGTAACAAATGGAAGTGGAGGAATTACAGGATCTATCTCAGGATCAGTAGCAGCTCCAGGTAATACTGGTGAGGTAATATACAACAATGCTGGTAGCATGGCAGCTGCTGGTAACGTTGAAATATCAGCAGTAGGTAACCTAAACTTAGTATCAACAACAGATCCAACCGCTCCAGCAGCTAGCATAGCAACTCTATACTCTAAGAACATAGCAGGAAGAGCTATGCCAAAGGTAATAGATTCAAACAACCTTAGCTACTTATTAGACACACCTCGCTACATGGTTAGTGAGTATTACTGGCAACGTGGAACTACCACTGACGGTACATGGACAGGAACAACAGGAACGGGCACTGGTACTTTTGCAGATGCTACTCGAATAACAACAGGTGGTGGAACGCTACTACAATCTATGAAAAGATCAACCTATGCAAACGTAGCAACTACCCTGAGCCAATCCTTAGGACAGAACATGACAGAAACCATATTTTTCAGAGGAGCAGTCACTAACCAAGGTGGATTCTTCTACTACGCAAGAGGTGGGTTTGAAATTTGGACAGCTGGGGGAAGGTTTTTTGCAGGAACGTCAACAGCTGTTAGCACCATAATTAATAGCAATGCGGAGCCATCAACAATCAACAACCATGCTGGATTTCTTATTGACAGCACAGACGCAGGAATGTCATTCTCAATAAGAAACGCAGCAACGACAACAAAGACACCAATAACAGCTTTCACAGCATCAGCTGGTAAGGTATACGATATGTTTATACACAATCCACCATTCAGCAGCAACTTCTCGTACACTATCATAGACTTGGCAACAGGAGCAGAGGTATCAAACACAGTGTCGGCAACCCCACCAGTAGCTGGTACGGTTATGGGTGCAAGGTTTTTAGGAAGCAATGCAAGCTTAACTGCAGTAAACTCAGTAAGCATAGCAATACAAAGAATATACATAACAACAGCTTATTCATAAAACATGGCAGTACAAGTAACAGGGTTTTTTCAAAATCCACAAACAAACTTAATATACGAATCACCACTATTAACAATGGTTCCACAACTACTCTATATGAACCAAATAGGATTAGTAATAAACATAAGCAATCTAGGTAGTGTAAACTTTGGAGGTGTCGATAAAGATGCCCTCACATACGATTCATCTATAACGGACGCCTATGCACAACTAATCGATGCGTTAGATGACTACGCCATTAATATGCTAAGAGATTCGAGCAACACAAACAAAGCTTCCACTTTTACTAAGGTATAGGGTCTTACTTGATCATAAAGATGCATATTTATAACAAAATCTAACACATGAACATTCCTATATGGCCAGGATCAAGTTCGTTCTTCCCTGGAATGACTCCGTTTGGTTACTACGACTACGATTACACTTTTCAAACAGACGTTGATAAGGTATCAGATTGGTGTGCTAAGAAACTAGGCTACCCAATAATGGAAGTGGAGTTGCAGGATATAAACTTTTATGCCTGCGTAGAAGAAGCAATCACCGAGTTTAGTACACAAGTGAATATGTACAATGCAAAAGATTACATGCTCACTTTAATAGGCACTTCGACAGACACAAACTTGACTGGAAAAGTGATTACGCCAAATTTAGGACGTACTATTGAATTGGCTAAGGAGTATGGAACTGAAGTAGGAAGTGGTGGTACTGTAGATTGGAAAAAAGGATACATAACCTTAACGAGTAGTGTACAGACCTATGACCTAAACGTCTGGGCAAATACAAATGAACCAGGCAAGCATATAGAGGTCAAAAGAGTATACCACGATTTTGCACCAGCAATCTCAAGATACTTTGACCCATATGTGGGAACTGGTGGAGGAACGCAGCAAATGCTTGATAGCTTTGGTTGGGGATCATACTCACCAGCAGTAAGCTTTATGGTAATGCCTTTGTATGCAGATTTGCTGCGTATACAAGCAATTGAAATGAATGACCAGATCAGAAAGTCATCATACTCATTTGAGCTTCGTAACAACAAGCTAAACTTATTTCCAATCCCAACTGTGGAGATGAATATGTGGTTTGAGTACATTGTGGTAGAGGATAGAAATTTACCAGCATTAAGTGGAACAAATAGTGGTAGTGCTAATAGCCATGTTACAGATATTAGCAACGTACCGTACGACAACATGGATTATAAGTACATAAGCCCAATTGGAAAGCAATGGATATACAAGTATACATTAGCGCTGGCGAAAGAATTACTTGGATTGGTTCGAGGAAAGTACACCACTATTCCAATCCCAGGAGCCGAGACAACCTTGAACGGAGCCGACTTACTTAGTGGAGGTAGAGAGGATAAAGCAGCATTGTTATTGGAAATAAAAGAATTACTCCAATCTATGACAAGACAAGGGCAGGTTGAGCAGGAACAAGCGATTGCAACTGCAATGAACTACCAATTAGGAAAAGTACCATTACCAATATACATTAAGTAAGATGGCATTATTTGGAAGTAGTAGAGACATAAGCATGTTTAGAAAAGTAAACAACGAATTGTTGGAAGACATAATCCAACAAGAGGTTGAATACTACGTCCTATCACTACAGAATACACAAGCTAATATGTATGGTGAAGCTTCCCAAGGAAAGTCGTACTACAAACCAGTGCGACTAACTTGCCTACTAGAAAGAGGAGATCAAACATACGTAGCAGATGATCAATTTGGTATGGATGTGACTCAACAAATGACATTCAAGTTTCTTAGACCAAAACTAAGAGAGGTTAATGTACTACCAAAAGCTGGTGATATTGTGGAAGTGAGAGGATTGTACTATGAGCTAGATCAAATCAACGAAAACCAGTTTATATTAGGGAAGGATAATGATTTTGGCAAGAGCGTAGGTACTGAGTTTGGGGATAACTGGAGTGATATTTGTATAGGCCACTATGCACGAGTAACAAGATTGCAAATAGAAAAAGGTAGACCATAATGAGCGACAAACCTACACCAGCAACACAAAGAGAAATTTTAACTGGACAAACAGGCCCTGTGTACAACAGAGCAAACGACAATCAGATAGAGAGTGGTGTACCTCGTGAGTTAAATATTGGGCTTAAAGACCTAGACTACGCTATCAAGTATTACTTTGAAAATGTAATTCAACCAACTATTAACGATAATGGAACAATAAGAGCAGTGCCTATCTACTACGGATCACCTGAGAAATGGAAAAACTTCCAAGCTGATGGATACCTTCGCGATAGAGAAGATAAAATACTAGCACCAATCATAGCATATAAACGCTCAGCAGTTGCTAAGAACAGAATGCTAGGAAATAAAGTTGACGCAAACCACCCACAAGTATACTACACACAACAAGTAAAGTACACACAACAAAACAGATACGACCAATTTAGCAAGCTAACAAGCCAAAAACCTGTTAAGACCTTTGTAAATACCGTAATGGCTGATTTTATCGACTTAACATACGATGTAATTGTATGGACGGACTATGTCGAGCATATGAATGAGATTGTAGAGTCTATACTATACTCTGAGGGAAGTTTTTGGGGAGAAGAGGAAAGATTCAAATTTAGAACTAAGATAGATAGCTTCACTAACACAACAGACCTACTACAAGATAATGAGCGTATAGTCAGAACCAGCTTCACGCTAACCTTGTTTGGATATATTGTACCTGACGTTAGGGTTAAGCAACTTAGTGATAAACTTAGTGAAGTTACTTACAGCACAAAAGAAATTGTTGCTGACGTAATTGTTCCAAGCACTAGCACAACAGCAGCAACAAAAACAGCAATAGGCATAGGACCACAAACTGCTACATTTGAAGCAATGCTAAATAATCCAAACGCTAGCCCTCAAGACTTTTATGTAGAGATCAACGGACAGCAGATAATGGGATCGGCAATCGAGAGTATCACTCAAACACCAAACAACACAATCACAATAGGATTTAACGTAGAGCAACTGGGGTACACACTAATACCAGGCGACAACATAACTGTAACCGGAAAGTATATAAACTAACCGATCGTGTTGTATATTTATAAGCATGGGAATAAGCTACCAGGGTAGAGATATACAAAAGCAATCCGATGTTGGATTAAGATTGGAGAAACTCCCATTCGTCGATTACACAAATTATGACGAGACAACAGGCCTAGGTGCAGTTCAATCAGAGATAAACTGGCTTGTTGCAGATAATAACCTATACTCATCGTCTGTAGAATTTGACAAAGAGAGCGGAGAAGCGTACTCAGCATCATACTTTCTTCCAACAATAATTAACGTTAGTGGAGCTTTTTATGGAAGTTTATCCGGAACTGCAACGAGCGCAAGCTATGTCCTATCAGCATCATACGCGCCAACTGACTCATCATCGCTATACAATGCAGCTATTTTTTCAAATCCATATCTCATATTATACAAAGGAGATGGATCAGGGACTATCCTAGACC